CAATTATGAGCCTTCAGACAAAGGTTTATCTGGGGATATGTCTACATGTTATTCTAAAATGATAGAAGTCATTAAAAATGGTGCAAACCTTCAGCAAGCTTATATACTCATGAAGGTATATCAATCCTTAGTATTATCATTCTACAATGTGACTCCAGAAGAAGAACTGTACAGAATACCAGAAGAATGTATGGGGATCCCAGACCCTCACCCAGCAATGGTCTTGATATCGGGTAGTTTTTCAAACCTACTGAGACTGATAACAACAGAAGAGGAGAAAATGAAGTTGATTATTGCATTTGCTTTCTTAACAAACACTGAGAGTGATGAAAATTTCAACTTACCCTCACCCAATTGGGTATACCCTGCCCCCATGAAAAATACGGAACTAAAACAGCAATTTGCAACCTCCTTGACCAAGTTTGACCAGAAGTATTTAAGCAGTTTTATAGGGGGCAGGTTGAATCTAGATCACAGCCATGTGCAACACCTAAATTATCTTCATTTATTAGAAAACCCTAGTTTTTTAAAAGCGTTGAAAAAAGAGAGCACATCTGATAAGATTTTCAGAACATTTTGGATGGTGTCACATAGGTGTGTCAGGACAAGCATAAAACATGATATGACTGTTAGGGAGTACCTTTATCTAATGGCCAGATTCTTAGACATAACTTTGAATGAAAATTTCATGGCAGAAGAAATAAATCATATCAATAAAAATGTTCCATTGGATGTTTTTAAATCGAACTTGAAAGAGTCCACAGCAAAAGCTAGCAAATACATATCATTTCTGAAGGAAACCAACAAGGATTATATAAAATTATATAATGTTTGGCAGAACTTCCAAGTTAATGAGGTGGAGACAATTGAGTATAAAATGTCTTACAAGCCCTGCACATTGAACATGAAAGGTTTTATACATTTGCCATCTGTAAAGTTTGATATAAGCAGGATGATGCTCCTTCTTACTGAGCCCAGCATGAGCTACATGTTGAAGCAGAATGATAAAGCGAGGGATTATTCCAGTTGGGTTTCGAAACTGTTGAGAGGGTTTGGAGATTTGACTGAATCACAAATGTACTATATATTGAACAAATACCAAAGAAGAGTGGAAAACAATTTCAAAGTTTTGGCACCTTTGCATTCACAAAATAGAAGCCTCTTCGGAGTGTCTGGGTTAAGCACTTTGATAAGCAACAACTCCTTTTACAAAAAGAAAATGCTCTCTATCAGCCTGCCTGATGCATTAAATTTCAATTATTCAAAATTGGATCAATATAATTTCCAAAAGTCAAGCAATGTCTATGACCTAATGAATGTGGTTTACATGTGTTACATGCTGCAAAATTCTTCCAAGCTTCCATATTTTGTCTTCCTTTGGGAGGGTGAAGAATTAAGCCTGATGGATATATTTGATAAGCTGAACGAAATGGAGATGAGAATTGATTTGAACACTTCGAGTAGAGTGAACATATTGAAAAGCATGTCCAGCTTTAAAATAACACATAGAGTGAACCACAAGCAACTGCCTCCATTTCTAATAAGTACATTCACTGTCAAACAAAGGGGACCAAGGTACAATAGGAGAGGGAAAGGTGTTTTACATATAAAATTCGGTTCAAATTCCTGCATTGTAGAAATAGAGGATAAAGAGGTTTCACATATTGACTTACAGCTTTATGATGAGGATTATCTAAACCCATTGCTAATGTACATCAACAACATGCTTGTCAGCAACAACAGCACCCCCCTGGACACCTTGTTAGTCCCATCAAACCCGAACGATTTAAGAGAATGTATATATTATGATGATAATGAAGGAGAGTGGTTGAAAGCAAAAGTGAGCCAGACAAATTATTACCTCTCTATACTAACTTTAAATGAGACCCCAACCATATTTGACAACTGGGACGGTGATATCATGTTTTCACATGGTGAAATGACTGCAGAAATATCAGGCATTGTTTATAGGTTAGATCAAAGTTTCCCAGACAACCCTAATTTCATAAATCACAGATTTTTAAAGGATCATATAATTATAGACAAGACCTGTGAGAAGATGGGTAAAAGTGAGAATGAATTGTACACCCTGCTGCAAAGTATAATCTCAAAGACAGACCCCAGCTATGACTTGCAGAAACTGTTCAAAGGAGGTAGGAAATCTAAAATGTATAAAGCTGTCGAGCTAAACATCAGAAGGACGAAAATGACTTGTACAAAGTATTTCACTGAGCAGAAAAAGTTCAAGTTTTCATTGCCTGGAAACGATCACGGCATCTTAATGGCAATTTACAATTACTGCAGGGATAGCAATATAACATACAACCCTACAAGTCTGGAAAACAAATTTATATTGGATATAGGAATGATGGGTGGTTCAGGACTAATAATGTTGACTAGTGAGAGAATTGGGGCCATGAAGAACCAAAGGGACCCTTGGATCAAAGATGAAGTTGCAAAGTTAGTCAGCAAATTATACATGCATTATATTAAAGGGGAAATGTTGAAAGCCTCAGAAATGTTAAAAGAAGGATTATTGAAGTATGGCTTAGTTAGCATGTCCAACAGTGTTTACATACAAGATATAAGGAAGACCGATAAAGTGTTTTCTTATTTCTCCAGAGACACGTTGCCTATAAGAAATGTGATACCTTTCTACGGTTTCAGTTTGATATGTGTTTTCCTTTATATGGCAGAAAGGGTGTTTGAGAAGTCAAACAAGTATCCGGTCAGTCTTGATGGGTTGGCAAATTTTAACTCTGCCATAGTGGAGAACATCACCCTTATGTGTATGACAGACGCTTTCAGGAGGAGTGACAATATAGAAAATTGGGTTTATCAAATAATAGATGAATTTGGGAACATGAATTTGTGGGGCAGCCTTGATTTAGTTTTAAAGAACACCAACAGTAGTTTCATGGAAAGCTTTCCCGTAGGTGAAGAATTTAAATATAAATGGTACTTTACAATCATAGAATGCATATCAGGTTGTTATGAAGTCAAGAGCCTGGACTTTAACAACAGCTTTATACAGAAAATGAC